CAACTGAAGAGCCACCGCCTCCACCTCCGCCACCTTTTGAACCGCCCAAGCTTTTAGCTTTGTTTGATACAAAACCAGCTAAGGCAATCAAAGCAACACCAGCTCCAATTGCGACCGCTGGATTAAGAGTTTTTAAGGCCGTTTTTATGCCTTCTACGGCTAGACCAGTTGCAATGGCTAATTGTCCAAGTTGATTTAATATACCAGCTAATCCGCCAAGCAATGCACCTCCAGCGGCTTTAATTACGTTGCCACCACTTGCCAAAGCGTCACCAATTGCGAAAGCCATGTCACCAAGTGTATTTTCCGCGCCTTTTTCTAAAATATCAAACGTTTCGTTAACAAAAGCTTGAGTTTCTGCCAATCTTCCAATAAACGAATCTAATGAAGTAAATCCTTCAGCTGCACCGTTTGCAATTGCCGCGTAAAATTGCTCAACACCTATTCCGCTTCCTTGTAATGCTTGATTTAAAGCATTAAGAGCTTGAATTTGACTTTGTATGTTTTCTAAATTAGCCTCAGGTAATTCAAATTTATCTCTTTTTGGTAGAGTTGGTTCAAAAGAAACTGCTGGTCTACTAACTTCAATTTTTTGAATGTCCTCAAAAGTTCTTTTTAATTCCTCATTTGCCGCAACATTCTTTTTTGTTTCTTCAGTTCTAACTTTAGCAAAGTTTGCTCCTTGTGAACTAAAACCAACAATTCCAGCCTCTAACTTTATGTTTTGTTCTGCTAAAACAACTCTTTGTTGCGAACTTTTAACTTGTTCATCTATTAATTTATTGATTTGAGATTCAATGCCAGCGGCCTCAGAAATTGCAGCCGAACCAAAACCTCCAGCAGCCGTACCAATTGCCCTTCTTTGCTCGTCTTCTCTTCTTGCTCTTTCTTGGTCTTGTCTTTTTTGGCTAATAACAATTGCCCTTTGCTCTTCTTGTAATAATAGAGTTAAAGTATCTGCCGAGTTTTTATCTATTTGAGCCGAGAAAGCTTTAGCCTTAGCCAATGCCAAAATATCATTTGTCAAAGACTTATAGGCATCGCCAACATTCCCAGTCAATATCTGCTCGTCGGTTAAATTCTTTAAGTATTCGGGTGCTAATTTTCTTAAATCATTTACGGCGGCTATTCTTTTTTCAAGACTTAGATTTGTATTTTCTGCTTGTACTTGTAATAATTTTAAATTTGATATTTCTTTTTGAGCGCTTATAGTACCTTCCAAAGTTGCCTTTGTAATTCCGTCTAAGTTTTCTCTGTATTCGTCAAGTTGCTCATTTAATGATTTTGCTGCCTCTTCAGATTTAAAAAATCCTTTCATCTGCAAAACAGTAAATGCAGTTGTTAAAATTGAAATACCTAAAACGAGGGCATTTCCTGAGCTTAAAATTGACCCAAAAGCCGATTTTAAAGCCGCTCCAGTTGAGCCAGTTTGATTCTTTAATACTTGGAAAGAGCCAGCGAGCTGGGTAATGTTGTTACCGACACCAATGATTCCAAAAGGAGCGTCCTGAATAATTCTTGCAAAGTCAGTTCCAACCGAATTGTAACCGCTTGTCGCCTGGGTTAGCTTTTGAACTTGTGGCGCCGTTGCTTGTGCCGCTTTCCCTAACTTATCAAGTTGACCAGTTGCAGTATTTACGCCAGTTGTTAAACCAACTACGTTTGCCCCAATCTCAACCTCTATTCTTGGATTTGCCATTTCTTTCTAGTTTACTTGCAATTTCCAACAATTTCTTTGCTTTCGCAAAGTCTTGCGGTGTTGACTCTAAATGCTTTGCCGTCTTATCCCAAGGCAACGGCCAAAGTTTTGTTGGGTCTAGGTTAGCACCTTTTTTTAAATGTGGATGTAAACCAATTACCGCTTGAACTCTCATTGCCTCAATCATGTCTTTTTGGTCAATCTCGTGGCCTTTTATTAATGCCTTTAACTCTTTACGACTTAAACAAAAAAGTTGCTCATAGGGCACCTTAGTACGTCCTACGAGCAACATTAAATTTTCTCGAGCGGAATAATCTTCGCTCTCGTCTTCATTTATGTTTTTTTTTCTTGGCTTTCACCAATGCCCAACTCTAAAAGTAAGTCGGCCAAAACATCGTTAAATAACTTCATAACATCTTTTCCCTCAATCCAAACTTTTAACTCATCCAAAGCAACTGGATTTGTTGATTTACGCAAGCAAGCAACTTTGTGGCATTCATGTAATAAAGCGTAAATGTAATCTAGTTTCGGTATTGCGTTGCCAGTAAATGCCTCTGCAATTCCTAATCCTGTAAAATCCTCAAAGTTTGCTAATGACCCAAGATTTGGGTAAAAGAAAATCTCCCCTTCTTTAAAAGGAGCTGAATGGTACTTAGCCATATATTTTGTTTAGGTTGGTATAACGCTAATAACAGGAGCGCCAGCAAAGTCGAAAGTTCCTGAGAATGAAACTTGAGAGTTTCTTTCCGCGGTAATCTCAACTGAGTTTAATTGAGCGTCAACTGTAATAATCTTGTCACCTGACTCAGTACCTCCAAAAACCAATTCAAATACTTTTCCGATGTCTTCCATCAAGTCAAAAGCTGAAAGGTTAGATACTCCAGTAGATGCAAAATCTAGGTCTCCTGAGAAAGAGAAAGAGCCTGATTTGTCGCCACCTTCAAGTCTTACTCCATAATCGCCCGTGCAATCGTTTCTAACGGTTACGGATTCATTGGAGATTGAAACAGATGCGGAGGTTTTACAAACTACTGGAAGATTGTTCCATTCGAAAGTAAAGAAATTGCCTAATTGATATGTTGCCATTGCTTATTCGTTTTAACAAATATACATAAATTTTTATTTACTAAGATACTTGGAAAATATCCAAGGTGTAGGATAATATTTTTTGGTAAGCTATTTGGCTACTCCCTTGCTCAATTTGTGTTCTGCTAAAGTTTTTTCTAATCTCTAAAACTTGCAAATCGCCTGGAAATGTCAAATAATCTAAAGTCATTTTTAATTGAATAGCATTGGAAATATTTTCCGAAAGCTTTTTACCTCCGCTACCTTGTGGAAACTTGGTAACGATATTAATTTGGACTGTTGCGTTTTGTCTAATTGAGCAATCGTTGTTTGTCGTTTCCGCTTCGTTTTGGTCTGTTATAAGAACGTAAGCAGCCGAATTTACATAATTAGCTGGATTGATTGTTGGCGGTAATTCAGTATCGTAAACGGGCAAAGTAACTCCGCTAAGAGTCAAAGGCGTAATTGCATTTATTACCGCTATTCGTATGTCTGTAGCTATTTCTCTCATCCTAAATCTTTGTTTATTTCGTTTTCAATATCCGTTACTAAATTAGCCGTATTCCTAAAAAAGGCTGGCATTAAATAAGGGCGACCAATAATACGGCCTTGTCCGTTTCGGTAAAATCTCCTAGCAATGTCTCGAACCTCTTGCGTATACTGAGGATTAGAAAGAATTTCTCTTGCGCTTAATCCCGTGCCAAATTCCAACCAAGCTTCAATCTCAAATACTGGGTCGCCTGACTGCACGCCAACTCTCCAGGCTAAACCGTTGTCTTCAACTACTTTGTCAATCCTTTGCTTGATATTTAGCGGCTGGCCTTCCCAACTGCTAGGAGCGTTTCTAATTGCTTCAATCTCAATATCCGTTGCAGTACTTGCTAAAATATCTTTAACCGCATCAATTACAATTTGCTCTTGCTTGTCTAAGTCTTTTAAAGCCGCGTCCAAGCCTTTTACCGTAACCGCCATTACACTCCAACCATATTAATAATGTACTCTTTGTGTTGGCGTTGCTCATCCAATTGAACGCCAGTAATTTTGTAATATCTGTTACGATAATACACCTGGTAATTTTCGCTAGGAATAAAAGAAACTCGATGTTGTATTGCAATTTGCAAAGTGTTTGGCAATACCATTTCGCCAGCCTCCAAAGCGTTTCCGCCTCTTGTTTGCGTTACAGATGCAAAGGTAGATAAAGAGGTTGTTGGATTTATAATCGTTCCGCCAGCTCCGTCGGTTACTGGAGAAAAAGTTATAAACTCAACCTTTTGGTCGTACTTTCCAAAGTTTATCATACGAATAAGTCCGCTCTATATTTTAACTCGGTTGAAATACTAGCCTTTTGAGCGTATTGCTCTTGTACTGTGATTAGGTTTTGTCTAAAGGCAAAATCCGTTGCAATTCTTTTAAGCATCGCAACGTGCAAATCTTGAGGCAATGGATTGGAGTTATTAAATCCAGCCGTATAAGTGTAATTGGCTACCTCTGTTTCGTCCGTTGTTACGTCCGCAACCCAAGGCCCAATCGGGTAAATTCTTTGGCCAGTTTTATTATCTGTTACAACAACATTTCTTTGCACATAAAGCATTCCGCTTGCCTTCTCACTTTCTATTCTAGCCGCTGGGATTAGTTCGTTAGTAATCAATGTGTCCCAGTCTGAGAAATCAATTTGCATCCAAGCCTTAGCCTCTGCCAAAGTAATTGGCTCCGTTGCTACCTGGAAACTGTATCTAATGTCTACGGGTCTAATTACGCTCATTTTTTCTTATAGTCTTGTTTGTCAACTTTTATCCAAACTG